TTTATAAACTGTCTTGCCCTTATCAGGAGACTCGTAGATATGTTTTGTGTTTTCTTTTTTTGCAATCATACATTCTGGGTTAAGTTTTAGCAGACTAGCGCACAATTCCCATCGACCAAGCAGACGATCGCGCAATTCCCATCGACCATCGCGCTCCAAACATTCAATGATCACACTCAACTCATATTCATTAATTGGAAGTTCCATTCAATGCCTCCTCGAATGCATTCTGTTCAAGTTCAGCCTGATATTGTTCAAGCCGAATGACACAACCATTTATCCAAGAACGAGTCACACCAACATTTCTTCGATACTGCGCAGGAACACGATCTTTACAAATAGATTCGAGTCTACGACTGCTATAATATCCACCATGGCGATCTCTTGCTACATTCGCGCCAATCAGCCCACCAAGAACAGTGGCAATCTTGCGACCATCACCGTCGCCGATCGTAGAACCAATTGCGGCTCCAGCAGCGGCACCCAGCAATATGTCGATATCGTCCTCCGTCTGAGCGACGGCACTTTGCGAGCCAAGCAGGAGGACTGCACTCATAGCAACTAAACTTACGCATTTCATTTGTTTCTCCTAACCTATAGATCTATTATACTACAAAATCAAACTCAAAGCAAGTTATTCTTGCGATTATAAGCATCGATATATTTCAGGAGTTCTTGTTTATGTAGTTCGAGCTCATCTTCTTTGACTACAAGAGTTTGGCAAAAGTTCGCCGTATCAACTCCAATTAGAATGATGACCTGCTTTGCATCAAGCCCAGTCATCTCATGAAACATCTGGCGATATGCTGCGGCTTGCATAAAGTAATTGCCAATGTTCTCTTTCTTCTTGAGACGAACAGAAG